TTTAAATACCAGTAACGGTGTCACCATCTTCTGCGGTTTCAAGCTGTGCATGATATTCGACACCAGCAGCATCTCTAAAGGTGGCTTCTCCCAAAGAAGTAATACCAACAAGAGGCGCAACACCTGCCTGAGGAGACTGCAAAGCAGTAGTATAAGCATCCGGCTCCCAATTGGCATAATGTAACTGGTATTTAAATATATCGGAACCGCCTTTTACAGAGGGTACATACTTATTATATTCAGGCTTACCGTCTACGATAAACGGATTATTGCGAATATCACGACCAAAAGCATTGTAATATGCTTCATATGCACGAAATGGAAGCGCAGATAGCGGAATACTAGGAAGAGTTCCTGCTCTAGATGTATAAAACGGACAATTAGAAGCCTCAGGTTTTGTCCATTCCTGAGTAGAAAAAGAAGCATAACCAATCGGGGTAGAAGTCATAGTGATACGTGTACTTACAGTTCCCGGAGCAGGTTGCAAAGAAATGGCACGACCGTAATCAGATTGTGCAATAGGAGAAAATGCAAGATAAATAATCTTAACAGCAGAATCCACACCAGTTCTATCCAAATCGAAAAAGACATATTGTCTATCCTGAGAAACACTAGGATTGATTGTTTTAATAAGTTTACCTTCTTGACTACCACAAAGAACAAACGGAGTATGCCACTGAGTCATACCTGCCAAAATAGAACCTAATCCACGGACGTAAACCGTGCCTTTCTTATTATCAGAAGAAGCAGGAAGAGCACCAACACGATAACCAAAAACTTTTTTGTCATTATCTTCAGATGAAGAATAAGTACAAGAAAGAAGAGAAGTAATAGGCTTACCTGTTTCGGCCACAAAATAATTAAATGCAGACTCTCTAGACACGAATGTAGTAGGCGAAGCTACAGACATAACATTACCTGTAAAAGGAGGTTCCGAACAAAATGTAGGTTCAAACCGTTCTTCTTTACCAAAGGTACCCGTAATCGTTGTAGGCACACCAAGATAATCAGCAAGTGTTCCGGTCTGTAAGTCATCAGCAATATTAAACTGTTTATGTCCTTGCTCAGTATCCTCAGCAGTGGGGTCAATCCAAGGAGGCGTCACAGATTCATCACCACCGAAGAAAGACATCCAATCTTCCCAAAGAGTACGAGTACGAACATAAACAAAATGTAACCGCACATAAAGCTGAGTCTGTATCGGAAATACAGTCGGAAGAAGTTGAAGATTAAAACGGGCATTTATCTGAAAAGAATCACCAAATGAGACCGGAAGCAAACACACAGGAGTGATAGCACCGAATTTCATTGTAAGGTTGTTTACAAAAGACAAATCAAACGTCGAACGATTAACACGGTCGATGTAAGAATCTTTTTTGCGAAATATATTTGCCATAATTAAAGATTTACATTAATATCAGGAGTTTTTAAAGTATCCACACGCGTAGTAGTAGACTGTTGCGTGCCTTGAGAGGAATTCTGGTTTTTCCAAAATAAGGACATAGATGCAGTACAACTATCCAAAAGAATAGCCGCGGCTACTCCTAAAATGAAAGTAGTCGCGAGCTCTATAATTTTATAAATCTGTCGCTTAGTCATTTTCCGGCTCAATTAGATATTGTTCATACATACCATCAGGAAGCTGACGGTCAGTAACAATCAACTGCATGGCAGCAGAGAGAGGGATGTGCTCACGAACAACAGTAATTTTCGGCGTTTCGTCTTGAACAGTCAAAAACTTGCGAGTTGTGAAAGTAACACGAGGTTCGTTGTCTTGCGCTGTAACTGAACAGCAATCTACATTTAATTTTACCATAATGTAAAAGTTTTTAAGTGAAACAAAAATTATTAGATAGGACTATCAGGTAATCATCCTGCATGAGTCCAGGTAATTCAAAATTCACAAATAAGATATATTCATCAAGCGTTTCAAAAGTACGATAAGAAATCTTATCCTTTTCATAGTTCAGCATCACCTTTGGATATATCTTAGCATAAATGTACGGCATAGTTACAAAATTTCTTTATAAATAGCAAGAATATTCTCGTTATCTGTTTTATATTTAACATACGTTATATCAATCTCAGGTTGCGTTGACATATATTCACTAATAAACTCATGATGTTCACGCTTAGCGGAAGTCATCATCTTGTAATACTCGAGGTCAAATTCGTACGCTTCAAGCATAGCCAAAAGAGGCTCAAGAATATGTTCCATAACAATAAGGCTATCTTCCTGATGAATAGCATAAAAATTCTTCGCATTATCGAAAATAAAGCGAGGGAAACGTTCCACACAAGTGTCAAAATTATAGAAAGGATATTTTTCCTGAAGACGTTTACGGGTTATATTAACTTCCTTATCGGGCATACGGAGGTGAATCTGCCAAAGACAAGCACGAAGTGACAAAAAATAATCGGCAAGCTGAATAGTATCACGTATCTCTTTTCGGATAAGCATAGACGGGGTCGGATAAAGCTTCCGGCGAAAATATGCAGGAATATACGAAGTAAAGCGTTCACCTGTAAATTTATCAACGATCTCAACAGTCAAAACGTCAGGGTTCTGATAAAACCACATAACATGGTCGAGACACCATTTATAACCAAGACCACCGCCACGACGGGAGGATAAATAAAAAGTCGGTTTACAACCTTTAGGAATATCACTTTCCTTACGCATGTATTTCATACAATACTGAATACCACCTTGAGTACACGGTTTACAATAAACAAATCCAAGTTCACCTACATAATCCCAATCAAAGCGATGAGTAAGTTTATTATAAACTCGTTTTCGTTCAGACCAAGCCTGATGAACAACCTGATAAACATCCATAGAAGACATATGAATAGGCATATTCCACAGAATAAGATGATAATGAGGCAATTTCGTATGACTGCCATATTCAGCGGCGGCAAAATACCGTATTGTCTCATCATAACCATGATCTCTAATAAGAATTTGACGCAAACGCTTAAGAAAATCTTGTACATGTTTTTTATCCACACCGTCTACAGGACGATGTATGGGGTTGTAAGTGAGGGTAATAAAATAGGGGACAGAACGGGACGACTGCGTTTCCGCAACGGCGCGAAACATCCAATCACGGGCGTTCCTCTTTCGACAAAGACCACATTTACGACATGGAATGGCAAGGAACATTGGTACGACGTCACCCTCGCGGTCAACGGCATAAAAACTGTCTTGCCATGACGTAAGGTTTTGAAAATTAATGTTTTTCGGCGAAAACAGGGCATACGGAAAGTTCCAACGCCATGCAGCGAGCTGCATTTCCGGTACAAAAGTTGCATTTCCATCATAAACATATTTTCCGGTTTGTAAAAGTGCATCCTTAAAAGCAGGATTTAAAATATATTTTGGTTTTTCACAAAGAATATTTGTCATAGTCTTTAATTTTTAATTTTAATCTGGGCGTTACCCCTAAAGGGGTCGGGCTATCCGCTCAAACAAATTCGCTTCGCGAATACTCGCTCCTATCCCTAACGCGCTTCACTACGCTACGCAATACATACGGAGGCGTCATCCAAGATGACAGAGAGGTGTTCGCGCTACCGCGCTCACGATTTCATAATTTCCTTTTATCTCTCAAGATGTGCAAAGATAAAGTGTAGTTAAAAATATCGTTTATCAACCTGTACCAAACTATGTTAAAGTCGCTACGCTTTGTTTAACATAGTTTACTACAGAACGCCAAACGCTATTTTTCCCTACGCATTGTTTTATTGCACGTCTCGAAAGAAAAAAGGAAAAATATGCTTTGATGTTTGCGATAGATAAGAGACAGAATGGATAAGAACGCAAACCGAAGTTGGAAACTTCGTAAGGCTGTAGCCTGATTGGACAAGGGAGCGCAAGGCGCTCCACATTCAGATCTTTCACACAAGCTGACCAATGTGTCAGTTGTGCTACATATATCAAGTTAGTCAATGCTGGATGTTTCACCCAGTCCACGAGCTTGACGACAAAAGTCGTCATAGGATACGGTCAGTGTAACCTTGCGGTTACAAAACGTCTTATCAATAACGCCAGCAATATAAAAGCTGTCATTAAGGCTTTCTTCAAAAATAGGCAAGGCGTATAATAAGTCCTTTCCAAAATCCAACTCTATAAGTGCACGTGATAAAGTATTAACAGGCACGTTTTCAACACATCCGTAAAATGTTTTGTGTCTTCTAGCACTTTGTAACTGCAAAAGAATGTCCATAATTGTAATGTTTTAAAGGTTAATAATCTTGTTTCTTTCAACACTACAAAGATAGGCATTCTTTATGATTTTACCAAAAGTTTCGTGTTAACTAATCATAATATTCATATGAAGTCTTCCGAGTAGTTACTCCACGATGAGTAGATGAGCTTTCCGATTTACTTTTAGGTTTACCTGAATTACCTGCACGAGGATTCGTAAAGGGAACGAATGTCGCAATATCATCCAAAATAGAATGAACCTGGTTCATACTTCGTTCGAAATCATCCCAGTTCTGGTCTTGCAGTAAATCGAAGCGGAGGCGGTCCGCTTCCGCGCTTACCTTAAAGCCAAGCGTTTCATAAAAAGACGATAACGCCTGATTACGTTTCTCATCCGATTTCATAAGAGGAAGCTTACCTGCAAGTTCCTGAAAGGCAAGTTTAAGCCTTTCCTTAGAAACACCGAGTTGGCCTTGCATCACCTTAAGCTTGCCATGCTCAATAAAACTATCCAAAGCAACACGAACATGACGCTCCCAAATACGGCTATCAACGTCAGCTGCATTCGAAACCAAAAGGTCGATTTCAGATTTTATCTTAGAAATAGAAGCATTGATCTGTTCAACCATGCTACGAGCCTGAGAAGCCTGTGAGTCATTGAGGTTAATCTTACTGCCATTAACAAGAATAGTACTTTCAATCGTATCAAGCTGACCCTGATTAAACGCATCACGAAACGAGGCGTCAGAAGCAAGGATATCATTCGTATGTTTCTGGCCTTCAGTCTCAGCAGAAGTCTTAGCTACCTGAGCAGATAAGGCGCTGTCAGCAATAGCCTGAGAAGCAACAGCACCAAGAGGCATATAACGGTTCATAGCAGAAGTATCAGCAACAGGACCAGAGGGGGTATGTCCACCTTGAGCCTGAATAGATGAACCCTGTAATGCTCCATTAGTAGCATACAAATCAGGATTAATACCAGCAGCTTTCAAACGAGCCTGAACAGCATCAGGAGCATTATACTCATTATTGGCCTGCCAAAGCTTATAATTCCAATCATTCTGAGCCTCACGCTCAGAGGTCTGCCATTTACGTGTCTTCTCAGCTTCTTCTCGCGCCGCCGCAAGCTGTTTATTGACAGACTGATTTTGAGAATGAGCACCAAACAGATTGGAGATGCCCGAAAGAACACCTCCAATTATTCCACCAAAAGCCATTATTCTAACTGTTTACGCTTCTCATTGTAGGCGGCTACAATCTTCGCGCGAGCATCACGTTGAGCGTTCCAAATATCGGCAATATCCTGACCTCTACGGTATTCAACAGGAACTATCCAGCTTTCCTCATCAGTAAAATCGTCAGACGGTAATTGAGAGATATTCTGAGAAGAAATAGGCACACCAGCTTTAGCAGCTTCATACATTTGGGCAGGAGTATAGGCAAGGTCACCACGCACAGGAAGTTCGCCAGGCTTCCGAGTGCAAGTACATGTGTGGGTATTCCAAGCATGAATTACAACTTGTTTCATAGTTATTCAATATGAGGAATAGAATTACGGGGTATAGTCGTTTTCTTCGTAATATCAAAAGCGATACTACCTAAAATTTTATCACCATTTTCAGCAGTCATAGCGAAAACGTCATTAACATGGTCAGGATTGACGAGTAAAAAATCCTTAGAAAGTTCAGGGGCCTCATCAAATACACGGTTAATAACAAAATTACGCAGAGAACCGCGAAACTCGCCATGTACCTCGTCAAATGATGCAATCAAATCCCAGTATGCACGCTGATAACCAAATACCTTGTTTACACTCGCAGGGTTCACGGCGTAAGCCTGATACGGACACAAATGCTTGTACAACATCGGCTGATAGCTGATATTATTGAATTGAGGAAAATGCCAATCCAAAAGGTTCATACGGGTAAAATGAGGCGGTAACAGCTGTGAATAATTCGCAGCAGGTACAACAGACATCACACCAAGAATATAACCATCTTCAGGACAATACTTACGGATAACGTGACGCATACCTGACTGTAAAGAACCTTGACCAGCAAAAGAACCAAGAGGATTACCTTCGGTCGGGGTAGTCTGAGTTACTTTATACACAGGAATAGTGTCAGAAATACCGCCCAAGAACTCAGGCATCATAAGCTCGTCATAGTCCAAGTTAACATCAAAAAGACCCTTAACAAGGTTCTTGTAGCGCGGAGACTGACGAATACGAATTTCGAGAAAACGCTGAAGTGAGTTAACGTTACGGAAATCAGAGATAGAAATACCCGAGGTCGCCATACCTATAAGGTTACGAACAACGTCAGCAGGAGCATTTGAGGATTTAACCTGAAAACCCGTAACAGTATCGCCATCTTCGGCGGTCTCAAGCTGAGCATGATATTCAACACCAGCAGCATCTCTAAAGGTAGCCTCTCCAAGAGAAGTAATACCTACAAGAGGCGCGACACCAGCCTGCGGAGACTGCAAAGCGGTAGTATAGGCATCAGGCTCCCAATTAGCATAATGCAACTGATACTTATACGTATCACGACCACCTTTTATAGAAGGCACATAGCGGTTATATTCAGGTTTACCGTCTACGATAAACGGGTTATTACGAATGTCGCGTCCGAAAGCATTATAATACGCTTCATATGCACGAAACGGTAAAGCAGATAACGGGATGGTCGGCAAGTTGGAATCAGGAGTGTAAAAAGGACAATTTGCGGCGACAGGTTTCGCCCATTCCGCCGTAGAAAACGTATAATAAAAATTGTTTAAAACATCTATACTATAAATTTCTCCAGTCTTCGAACCTGCACCAGTAGAATAAGAAATTAAACGTTCAACATAAACATAGTTCTTTTTAAGCTTACGAACATCAACCCAAAACACTATTTGAGTAACACCTGCAAGAGCAGATTTAGGAGTAGAAACAATATAATAGCCTCCCTTAATAGAGTCCGAAGTAAATTTCTCATACGAGAACTGAGAAACTACCGCACCAGTGTTATCGTAAAATCCCATCCAAAATGGACTATCAAAATTAGAAAACCATTTAGTAGGAATACGAAATTCAATACTATCAATTCCTATCTGATCAGCATTCCAAACATACGGAACACCAAAATAGTCACTTTGATAACCAACAGAAGGACCTGCCCATTCATTTGCTACAAAAAGCTGAGACAAAGGCTTATCTTTCTGACGATTATAAAAGTCCGCAATTGAACCATCCGGAGAGCCGACAACCTGAGAAGCAGGGAAAACAGGAGATGCAATAACAGGGTCACTGAAGATACCAGCGGAAAAAGTAATACCCTTCAAACGGTCATAAGCCACTTTATTAGATTCATACGTACGACCATAAGTACCTGTAATTGTTGTAGGTACACCAAGATAATCAGCAAGTGTTCCTGTCTGCAAATCGTCTTGAATATTGAACTGTTTATGGCCTTGCAAAGTTTCTTCGGCAGTAGGGTCCATCCAGGGAGGTGTAACAGTCTCATCTCCTCCGAAGAATGACATCCAGTCTTCCCAAAGAGTACGAGTACGAACATAAACGAAGTGTAACCGCACATAAAGTTGGGTCTGTATCGGAAACACAGTCGGAAGTAATTGCAAATTGAAACGGGCGTTTATCTGAAACGAATCACCGAATGACGCAGGGAGCAGACACACGGGAGTGATAGCACCGAATTTCATTGTGAGATTGTTCACGAACGAGAGGTCAAAGGTAGAACGATTGACACGGTCGATATAAGAATCCTTTTTACGAAATATATTAGCCATAATTAAAGATTTACGTTAATATCAGGAGTTTTTAAAGTATCCACACGTGTAGTAGTAGACTGTTGCGTGCCTTGAGAGGAATTCTGGTTTTTCCAAAATAGGGACATAGATGCAGTACAACTATCCAAAAGAATAGCCGCGGCTACTCCTAAAATGAAAGTAGTCGCGAGCTCTATAATT